ACAGTACGGTTACAATCTAAACATGTCAGCTGGCAGTTTCTTAGGTCCAATTTACTTTTGGGAACGTATCGCTACAGGTCCAACTGTAGTAACTGGTACTAATACAAGTCCTAACTTTAATGCAGGCCCATATACAGCTAAAGTTTTTATCACTACTCCTAATTCATCAGCATGGACTGGTCCATATGAAATTACACTAGCTGATAATACATTTGCTGAAGAATTTGTAGAAGCATGGCAGTTGGCAAGCATTCCTTATACAACTGCTGAAGTTACTACAGATGGTTCGATTCAAATCACTCATACACTAGGTGGAAGCATTAGAATTAATGACGTAAATTCTGCTACTGGCCTATCAAACGGTCTACTAGAAGAAGCAGGATTTGTTTCTGGTGTAACACCAGGATGTAAGCCTGGATATGTAGTACTTAATAGTTTTGATGTCGCACAAGCAAGCACATCATCTGTAGCAGGTGCCGGTCTACAGATTACTGCTCAAGTATATCAAAGCATAGACTATCAAATCACAACTATTAATTCAGGTGGCACTAACTATGTTGTTGGTGATACAGTAACATTTGCAGGCACTGATCTAGGCGGTACTAGTGCAAACGATCTTGAAATTGTTGTCACAAGCGTAGGTGCTGGTGGCGAAGTATTAGGATTAGTATTATCAAATGGTGAAAATAATACTCCTGCATATCACTACGAAGTTATGTTGAGTAACTGGGTAGAATTCAGTTATACTGCAAATGAAGGAGCACCAACAGAAGTTCCAGCAAATAATACAAATTGGTATTACAGCGTAGTTGATGAATGCGATATCATGATCAACACATCAACAGGCTGGAAGGGTTATCGTAATGTCAATTTCGACAGCAATGGTTTCCCACTACCAAGCGGTACAAACACAACTGATCCAGAAGGTCCAATTGTAAGTGCAAGCGAACCAACTACTCAATCAGATGGATCAGCTTTAGCATATGGTGATTTATGGGTAGACACTAGTGCAGCAGCACTTGAAAATTATCCAGTAATCAGCCGTTGGCAGAATGTTGACGGTGAAGATCAGTGGGTGTTGATCAATAATTCAGATCAAACAAGCCCAGCTGGTATAGTATTTGCTGACGCTCGTTGGTCAAGCAATCAAAATACTATCAACCCAGCAAACGATCCTATTCCAACAATCAAGTCATTGTTGTCAAGCAATAACTTAGACTTGGATGCACCAAACAAATCATTGTATCCAGTAGGATGCTTGTTGTTCAATACTCGTCGTAGCGGTAATAACGTCAAGCAGTTCAGAAGTAATTACTTCAATGCAACTGCATTCCCAGACGAAACATTACCAACAATTCGCAGTACTTGGGTATCAGTATCAGGTCTACAATCAAACGGTGCTCCTTACATGGGTCGCAAGGCTCAGAGAGCAATGGTTGTACAAGCATTACGTGCAGTATTAGCAACTAATACAGCAATACGTGATGAAGATAACTTCTTCAACTTGATGGCAACACCAAATTATCCAGAATGTCAAGCAGGAATGATTGAACTAAATGGAGCACGTGGTGAAACTTGCTATATCTTAGGTGACACTCCAATGCGTCTACCTGAACAAGCAACAGATATTCAAGCATGGGCAACTAATGCTGCTGGTGCAACAAGTACAGGTGAAGATGGATTAGTAACTCGCAACACTTACATGGGCTTGTTCTATCCAAGCGGATTAACAACAGACTTAAACGGCAACGAAGTTGCTGTTCCAGCAAGTCACATGATGCTACGCACATTCTTGCGTAATGATACAATTGCTTATCCTTGGTTCGCAGCAGCCGGTGTACGCAGAGGTGTCATTGATAATGCATTGAGCATTGGTTATTTAGATAGTACAACAGGTGAGTTTATCTCAACTAAGACACGTATAGGCATACGTGATGTTCTATACACTAACTTCATCAACCCACTAGTGTTCTTCACTGGTAACGGCTTGTTGAACTATGGTAACAAGACATCATTCAATAGTCAAAGTGCGTTGGATAGAACTAACGTAGCAAGACTAGTAGCATACATTCGTCGTCAATTGACGCTAGCAGCAAGACCATTCGTCTTTGAGCCAAACGATACTACAACTCGTCAAGAGATTTCAGGTGTCGTTGAATCATTGATGCTTGACTTGATTGCTAAGAGAGGCATCTATGATTACTTAGTTGTTTGCGATGAGTCAAATAACACACCAGCAAGAATTGATCGTAATGAGTTGTGGATCGACGTTGCAATTGAACCAGTCAAGGCAGCAGAATTCATCTACATCCCAGTACGTATCTTGAATACGGGTGAAATAGGCAATCAAGGATAATTATAGTAATAAATAGAATTACGGAGAAATATTAAAATGTCAGCATTATCACTAAACAAAATGTCAGTAGCCGGTAGTGACGGAGGTACTGGAAACCAAGGCTTATTAATGCCTAAACTACAATATCGCTTTAGAGTTAAATTTCTAAATTTCGGTGTAGATACTTTAGGAGGTTTAAGTCTTACTAGACAGATCGTTGACATAGCAAGACCAACTGTGCAATGGGATCAGGTAACATTACCAGTATATAACAGCACAGTCAAGTTAGCAGGTAAGCATCAGTGGACTGATATTACTTGTACAATACGCGACGAAGCAACCGGTGAAGTTGCTAAGGCTGTTGGTCAGCAGTTACAAAAGCAATTAGATTTCTTAGAACAAGCATCAGCCGCAGCAGGTCAAGACTATAAGTTCCAAACTAATATTGAAATATTAGATGGTGGTAATGGTGTAGCCGCTCCAGTAGTGCTTGAAACATGGGAACTATATGGTTGCTGGGTAAAGACTGCTAACTATCAAACATTGAACTATGGACAAAGCGATGCGTTAACTATTCAGTTAACAATTTGTTATGACAACGCACTACAGACACCAATCGGCAGTGGCGTTGGTTCAACAGTAGGTAGACTTGCTGGATCATTATCAACTGGCGTTGGCGCAGCGCAGTAATTTAGGTAGCCAGTAAATGGCTAAAGGTTATTGGGGTCAACAATTACAAAATGCCCTCGGAGCATTCTTAGGAACTCCGGGGGCTCCTAGTGGAGCATATCTACGAGATTTTAGGCACGCAGCTAAAACGTTTCTTCCTGATAGTTATGCTCTTGCCCCTAAATTTAAATTTCTCTTCCATACATATTTTAAAATAAATCCTGCTGCATTAGATTCGACAATGACAGCAAATTTTAGTAATTATGGATTATTAGTCAAAGATATACGTTTACCTAGTTATCGTTTTGCGACACATACATTGAATCAATATAATCGTAAAAGAATCGTACAAACAAAAATTAATTACGACCCTGTAGAAATAACTTTTCACGATGATAACAGCAACATAATAAACAAATTATGGTATGCTTATTATACATATTATTATAAAGATGCAGCAAAACTATTAAAAAATCCTACTAGCAACACAACACAATCTACACAAGCAGACTTTAATGATAGAAACATTTATAAAGATGACGCACAAGGTAGTACTGACTGGGGCTATATAGGTGAAGTAAGTACAAACGCATCAGGTGCAAGCACTAAAGATCCTTTTTTTGAAAGTATCACAGTTTATGGTTTTAACCAACATCAATTTATAGCATATCAATTAATTAATCCCATGATATCAACTTTTAGTCATGATAGTTATGACTATGATCAAGGCAATGGCATTATGCAAAATCGCATGAGTATTGAATATGAAACTGTTCAATATTATGAAGGTGCATTCAATGGCGAAACATTACCTGATATAGAAACAGGTAATTTTGCTGATGCTACAAATTATGATAGAGAACCAAGTCCGATCACTATACCAGGTGCTAACGGTAAGATATTAGGACAAGGTGGGTTTGTTGACAGCATCGGTGGAATTATTAACGCATTTAATCAAAAACCACCTAACTTATTAGGTGCGATCAAAGTAGCAGGTGCTACATATAATAATGCAAAATCATTTGATTTTAAAACAGCAGCAAGACAAGAAGCAGAAAATTTATTGACAAATGCTATAGGACAATTAAGAATTGGCCCTACAATTAGAAATCAGACAACTCAAACACCCACAAAACAAGAGACACCAACAAACAACGGTGCAGGTTCGCCTACCATATCTAATGGTTCACAACCGGGTGTCGTGGGCGGGGATCCTACAGCAGGATCGCAAGTGCCGTCAACTACTTCTCCATCACAACCGAGAAGGGCAGTCGGTAATTTAAGTACAGGGACCGGTGCCGGAGGCGGATAAAAATTATGTTATATGATATCCAAAGACAATCACAAGAACAAACTATTAAAATTTTTGATAGTTTTTATAATCAAAATCTTGTGATACCTACCCCGCAGTGGGATCCTGTAAAAAGTTATTTTGATAGTGTATGTGATACTAAAGAGATAGCAGCAAATTTTACAGCAATATTTTTTAGGATGGCACAAGAAAACGGCATTGATGCTATGATATTATTACAAGAACTAAAAGGCAAGGCTCAAAACAAGATTGATTTAAGTCAAGTAATGGCATATTACTTTAATAGTTTTAAATCAAAGACAAGTTTATATGGGTTATCTGTAGTCCCAACACCCAACCAGGCAGTCGCTAGAAACGTTGTGATTTAATATGGCAAATTTTGCTCAAGGCAAATATCAAGTTAGAAACAAAGGTAAATATATAGGTACAAACACTCCTAGATACCGTAGCGGTTGGGAATTAACATTTATGATGTTCTGTGATAATCACGATAGTATCATATCTTGGGCAAGTGAATCTATACAAATACCCTATAGAAATCCTTTGACAGGTAAATCAACAATTTACGTACCTGACTTTTTTGTACAGTACCAAGATAAAAACGGTAAACAAAGAGCGGAACTTGTAGAGATCAAACCTAAAAAACAAAGCTTAATCGAAAGTAGAACAGCTAGTGCTAGAGATAGAGCCACTGTAGCGTTAAATCATGCCAAATGGGCAGCAGCGACAGCATATTGCAAGAAAATAGGATGCACCTTTAGGGTCATAACCGAAGATGATCTTTTCTATAAGAAGGGTAGAAATTAAAATAAATAGTTGATGACTAAAAAG